AACCTTTTTCAGATCGGTGAGCAGGTCTTCGCCGTTGGCCATGCGTGCGACTTCATCCAAGGTGAAATTGGTGCGCAAGACAGCGGTACGGCTTTGAGACTGGTCGCTTCGACGGTTGGCGGCACCATCTGCGCGCGATCCAATCATGAAAACAGACCCGCTCAATTCCTTGATCAGAGCGGGACTCGTGCTCGAACCCTCCAGCACTACATTCGCGGCCGTAGCCACAACGCCAGCGACGATGGGGCAGCGGTAAAGATAGGCGGTCGTCCCGTCACACTGCACCAAGTATTGATGCTCACCTTGCGTCAGCTTTGTAGCAGCAACGATCGGTGCATTGGCCGTCGCCGTCACGGTATCAGCGAACACCACGATACGCCCTTGAAGACTCCCGATGGTTGAACCGGACGTATAGAAGGCGATGTTCAGCGAACCAGCTGCACCGAAATTGCCGGTTGAAATAACGTATTGCGGCTGGTCGCCGGTCACAACGCCGTCGTAGCGAAGCGTGAACGGGATTGCCCACAACTGCCCCTGCCCGGTCGGGAGCGTCAGCAGTGGGTTGGCCGGGGTCGAAAGGGATTGATTGGCAGCGGCACGATTATTCTTGATCATGGGGCAGCCTTGCCTGCCGTGGCGCCTTCCCCGCCGCCTTGAGTGGGAAGGTTGCCACGTTGCATGAACAGCAGCGTATCGAGAATGCCCAGCGCTTTCAATTTGTCGATGTCACCTTTGAGCTCAGCGAACACGACTTCCGGGTCATAGCCACGCTGACGGAGCTTCTCGCTGAAGGTGGATAAGCCACCGCCGATTTCAGCCAGGTCCGCTTTCACATCCTGCTCCGGATTCACGTAGTCCCACTTGGGTACGCTGAACTCGACCTCCTTGTCCAGGGTCTTGATCAGGTTGGCCAGCCATGCGTGTTCGACGAAAGCGTCGTAAAGCGGAATGAGCAACTTCGGGATCAGCGTGACCCACTGCATCTGGCCGACCGCGCGGCGGAAGTCGAGGATGCGCACGCGCGCGCTGCTATAGTTGACAGCGCTCATGTCGCCGGTCAGCAAATGGTACGGCACACCCATCCCCGCCGCGATCAGGTGCAAAGCGAATTTGACGTACTCCACGTATCCAGGGGCGGCTTTCGGCTCCACCACGGTGAAGCTCATCCCATTCGGCATGCCGAAGATGCTGCCGCCGCCGAGCTCACCCAGGTCGCGGACGCCACCGGCCTGGCCTTCTGCGCCGCCGCCCATCGCCGCCGGGTTGTCCATGGCGTTCACATCTCCACTCGCCAAGACGGAAAGGCGGCTCTCCAGGTTCTTGCGCGCGATCTCGGCGTCCTCGTACAGCTGCAGGTCGCGCACGCGCGCGATCACTGGCGCCAGACGGGTGAAGCCCCTGCCCTGACCGGGGCGAGCTGGATTGAACAGGTGAATGATCTGGTTGGCCGGCACTCGCTGGCTCTGCGAGCGACCACGGGCGACAGCGATATCGCCAGGGTGTTGATCCCACAGGTAGTAAGCGGCAACCGCGCCAAGCATGTCGTACTCGATGCCGTTGACGATCTGGTTGCCGTTGAGCGTCCCCGACCGCGCACTATCGAGCCAGTCAATTTCCAGCAGTTGCAGCTGCAGGGGAACCGGGAGTCCATCGGAAGCGCGGCGGGTGCGCTTGCGCACCAGCACTTCGCCATCCTGCTCCATCGCCCAGTAGGCTGCCTTGGTCATTCCAAAGAAGTCGTAGCGGCCATCGGCGTCGCAGACTTTCATCCATCGCTTTAGCAGCTTGCCCAGCTTTTCTTTCTCCATGCCCGTTGGACGGGGAACGATACCCTCACCAACCGTCGCCGCAACCAAGCCGTCCATGCCGGCCCAGATATACGGGACGTTCTGCACCAGGGCGCGCGCCTTGTTGCGTAGCGTCTTGGCGTCAGCCTGGTGGTCCGCATTGGCGCTCGCGCCGGCACGCCGGGGGCGCCATGGGTCGCGTGGGCTCGCTGCCTCGTAGGCACGCTGAAGCTGGCGGCGTGCGAAGTGGCGGGCGATGCCGGCATGTGGATTGACGAAGCCGATGATTCGGTCGATGAAGTTGCGCATCAGTCGCCCCGGCTGGTCGTGAAACGGAATCCGAACACGCGGGGGCCACGGTTCTGCAGACTGCCGTTGAGCACCTGGACGACATGCTGCCGCGCGTCTCGCAGCGCCGCCGTGTTCTGGTAGTTGACGGTGCGCCCGTCGAAGGTCACCGATGTCACGCCGGAGGCGATTGCCTGGTCGAGCGCGTCGAGGTCTGATTGAGAGATAGCCATTCGATCACGGTATCGAGATGGCTGTCTCAATTCTCGGAAAACTGAGATTTTATTTCTGGCTATCGGTCTTGATAATCCGGTAGACCGACGACCTGCTGATACCAAGACGGCTCGCCACCTCAGTGGCGTTGCGGCCGTTGAACAGGACCATGACTTCGCGCACGATCCGATCGCGCTCGGTCTGCGAGCGCCGCGGGATATAGGTTTCGATGCCGGCGAACTCGCGCCGCGCCAGCTGCTTGAGCGCCCCCGCCCGCTCCTTCATCTCTGGAAACTCGATTGAGATGAACTCGAATATTTTGTCGATCAGGTCGGCATCGTCCAGGAGAACGTCGCTTACCACTGTCTCCCTGCGGGGCGGCGTTGCTGGGGTGCTGGGTTCGATTGCGGTTTCGGTTTCCATGGTTCTTGTGGTTGTAATGGTGCGATGGGTGTTGCGGTTGCAATCGGATTGACAGAGGTGGACTTGTCGGCGGCAGGTTCATCTACCCTGGCCGGCTCGCTGAAGAGGTCGGGCGTGACAGGGGCAACGATCTCGCGCACCAACTGCCACTGGCTGGCGGTCTTCTTGTGCAGGCCGAGGTAATGCGCCGCAGCCAGGTTGTAGACCATCAGGTCGCCAGCCTCGTTGCGGTCATTCTTCTTCTTCTCCCAGACGCGCACCTTGCGCCCGCGCTTCCAGACGGTGACGCTGTATTCGGCAGTCAGCTGGTCGTAGTAATCGTCCGGGAGGCCTTCCGGGAAGTGCGTTGCGCCTGGGCCATCGGCCCGGCTGTAGCGGCTTGCAAGATAGTCTTTCGCAGTGTCGGTACCGATCAGCCACATCTTCGCGCCCTGCGGCATGACCTTGCCCATCCAGTTCACATCGACCAGGGTCGGCTTGACAGCGATGATGGGTTTGTTCGAGGTCGAGGCGCCCTTGATCGCATAGATATGCCGATGCTGGCGGGTACGCGTAAAGTTGTAGACCTCGTTGGTGTGGGCGCCACCGGAGTCGACGAACACGGCAGCGATACCCAGATCGCGCCCGCGCGCGTGGCGGTACTTCCCCTTGAGCAGAAGGTCGAGCTTGTCCCACGTCGCGTCCTCTGCTGGCGATCCCCACACCACCTGGTAGTCGACGATCCAGTCTTCCATACCCTCGCCCCAGGCTACGACCTTGAGCTCGAGGCGGTCGTTCTGGGTATCGACGGCGCCAGTCAGCAGCAAGCCGCCCATCGGCACCGTGCCGAGCTTGTAGCCGCCGGCGCGGTCCTTCAGTTCCGACGCCTTGGTCTGTTCCTTCTTGCGCTCCCAGCAGCGCGCCAGGCGCGTGTTGTAGAACGTGATCATCAGCTCGTCGCTGCCCTCGTCCAGCTTCGCGCGTGCAGCGCGGTACTCCAGCAGCAGTGCCTTCCACGGCAGCCAGCCGTACGGTGCGAACATGGCGTTGATCGTGAAGCTCTCGGTCTCACCATCGCCAGCCACGCCGGTCGACCATGCTCCGCGCGCGAACATCCGGTTCTTGTCGGTCTCGCACATAAACGCGCCGCACTCGCTGCATGGGTAGATCGCCTGGCCAGTCTCATCTTCCTGCAGACGCTCGAATACCAGCGGCTGCTCATGACCGCAGTGCACGCAGTCGGCCAGCGCTTCGCGCCGAGTGCCCTGCTTGAACAGGCCTTCGATGATCGAGCGGCCAGTAACTGTCGGCGAGCTCGGGAAGTAGCTCTTGCGGTTGCGTTCGAACGTGGTCTGGCGGGCCTTCGCCAGGGCAACTGGATCGCCCTCGCCGTTGACGTTGTTGTCTGCGCGATCGACCTCATCGAACAGCACACGGCGCGCCGGGATCTCGGACAGGTTGGCGGCAGCGCCAGCAGTCACGATGTGAAGCGAGCCGCCAATGTATTCCTTGGTATCGAGCGTGTTGACGGAGTCGCGTGAGCGCGGTACCGCGACGCGCTCGCGCACCGGTGACACGGCCGCGATGGTCTTGCTGACCCGCGCGCTGGTACGCTTCGCCAGCTTGCCGGTCGGCAGTATCCACAAGAAGTTCGCCGGCGACTGGTGTACTGAGCAGCAGAACCAGTTCAACCCGACCTGCGTCTTGAGCATCTGCGATGCGCCCATGAGCGCGACCACCTTGCACGGGTGATTATCCGACAGCGCGCGCATCACTTCGCGGGCGTGCGGCGTACGGTCGGTGCGGTACTTGCCCGACTCGTTCGCGCCCGACTCCTTCGGGATGATCATGTGTTGGTCGGCCCATGCATCGACCGTCATGTTCGGGTCGGGCTGCAGTCCTCGCGCGATCGCCGGGCGCAGCACGCTTGCGGCTGGCGTCAGGCCAATCATCCCGCGTGCTCCTCCAGCTGTACGCCCAGGCGTTCGCCGAACGTGTGCGCCATGCTTTCCAGCAGCGCCCGCATCTCGCGCTCGATCACGTCCTCGCACTCCTCGGCGGTACGCAACGGCGCCACGTCGGCGGCGATCCGGCGCGCGCAGTTCATCAGCCCGTCGCGCAACGCACGCGCTGCTTCGAACACGGTGGAGTCGACGTCGGACTTCAGCAGGAACTGGCCGGCCATCTCGGCCAGTTTGATCTCGGCGGCGGTGGCCTCCGCTGCCTCCCGGCGCGCGCGGCTCGTATCGTAGCCTGGCACCTTGGCCGGCTTGACCTCGGACTCCGCACCTCCCGCACCCGCCGGGGTGCTGGCAGGCGCCTCACTTGCCATGGAGGCAGGGCGTTGGGCGTTCGCACGCGGGCGGGTGTTCTTTTGGTACAAGTGCGTCGCGTAATCCGGGTCGACCTTCTTGTCGGTCACGGGGATACCGCACCTGGTCACCGCCTCATACGCGGACTGGCGCGAGATGCCTACGGTCTTTGCCCACTCGGCGATGGTTGTCAGGTTTTGCGTCATGTCGATTCGTTGTAAGGTCAGTTGTCAGGAAATGTTTTTCGGTCCCGCTAGTGCGATGACGGGGCCTGAATTACCCTTGGTAGCCCCCTCCCAGGAAGGACCCAACCCCGGGGGGAGGGGGTTGCCCCGGGGCATCAGCTGCCCTGCCCGGGTCGCGGCCGATTGAACTCGGCCTCAAAGTGGACAGGGAAGCGCGCCTCGACGGTGGCCTGGCCGACCTCATGGAAGTTCAGCCGTTTCTTGTACTCGACCGCCTGGACGAAGATCAGCACAGGCTTGATCGCGGTGCCCAGGGCGAAGCGGCGCTTCGCGTACACACCCGGCACCAGCCCCTTGTTCCCGTTCGGCAGCGCGAAGTACGTCACGCCCTGGCGCGCGATGGTGCGGTTCGAACGCTTGCTGCCCGTGGCGCGCGACTCGTAGCCGCTGCCCTGCTGCACCTTCAGCTGCGACAGCATCTGGCGGATCTGGCCGCGGCGCATGTTGCCGTTGGCGTCAATGTCGGCGCCCTCGCCGGGCACGGCGTACCAGCCTTGCGGCATCAGGCCATTCGCCTGCAGCATCCGTTCCATGCCCTTCAGGCCGCGCTGCCCACCGAAAATCTGTGGGCCGAGGAAGCGATCGGCCGGCGTGCCCTTGCCGAACGGGTTGTCCTTGACCCAGACGCGCGCCGCCAGGCTGTCTTTGGTCGCAGACTTGAGGAACGTGCCGTTCAAGGCGTAATTGGTTGGCCGGTCGAACACCGAGCTCATCTCCTGCTTGATCGCGCCCTGGACATCCTTCGCAGTGCGCGTCAGCGCAATGGCCGCGATGATCGGGCCGCGACGGCCCAGCTCAACGATTCGCTCTGCAGCTGCTGGAAAATCGGTTCTCAAGTTCATTCGCATCGTGTCACCCTCGAATTGCTGGCTTTTCAGCCTGTCTTTAAAACCCTGCAAGTCTGAAACCCGCATGGATACTGCTTCTTAGCAGGGTATGCAGGCATGCAGGGTTGTTCTTCATATGGCTATAAAAAAAAGAACGCCACTCATCCCACATCACTTCGCGCCTACATGCGCAAAACCCCGCAAACCCTACCTACCCTGCTAGAACCTACTATCCATGCGGGTTTCCGGCTTGCAGGGTTTGATTGCTACTCTGCGTAACCCTGCAACGCGCGGTCAGCACGGACCTTGCCCAAGTCCCGGAACTTGGCGATCTGCTCATCCAATGGGTGCGGGAAATCGGCGTTGTCGACCACGAACACCATCCGGGTCTTCTTGTGCTTGCTGTCGACGGCCACGCTCTTCTTGGCCTTGTGCTCGCGCCCGCCGATCAGGCCGGCGAACTTGCACAGCGTGAGCGGCTTCTCGCCCGCCTTGTCGCACCAGCGCTTGTAGATGATGTACAGGTCCTCCGACAGACAGGAGCAGTACGGCGCGTCCAGGTAGCCATCCTTCCAGGCACGGTGGAATGACATCCATCCGGCCAAGCCAAACTCGATCACGCGCTCCTTCGCCAGCGTCATCGGCGGCTTGGTGTGCTCGTTGAAGTCGTCTAGTGGCAAGTTCAGCAGGAAGTGGTAGAACGCCTCGATGGCGCCCGCCGTGATCGCATCCTTGACCTGGTCGTAGAATGCCGGGTCCTGCTTGCGCCGCGCCTCGATCACCATGAAGCGCCGGTCCTCCAGTTCGATCGGGATCGGCTGCGGCTCGTTGGAGAGGAACACCGAATTCATGTGGTTGCGTTCGTCACGCGCCGGCAGGTTCTTCTCGTTGATGTTCATGGTCTTGCCGGTGATCATGTACTTGAGCGTGCCGTTGTGGCTGTACTTGTCGTCGCGCGAAAGCACCTCCTCGAACAAGACGAACAGCTTCTTGCTGCGCCAGGACGTGAAGGTCGAGTCCAGCTGGTGTTGACTGGCGACCGTGCCGTAATCGCCGAACATCGGCAGCATCACGCCTTCGAAGAACAGCGACTTGCCGGTGCCCTGCTTCTCGCCGAACATCAGCAGTGCGGTCTGCATCTTGGCGCCCGGGTGCTGGAGCGGGTACGCCAGCCAGCGCAGGATCCACTCCATGTGTTCCTCGGGCCGGTCTTCGGCGTCGCATAGCGATGCGAGGAGCGCGAGGATCGGCTCGATCAGCTTCGGGTTGTGTTTCGGCTTGAGCGGCCAGCCCAGGAAGATGTTCACATGGCTGACCGGGTCGGCCAGCTGCGTGGGATCGAACACCAGGTTGCGCGCCTCGATGGTCTTACGCTGCGCGTGCTCCTGCCATTTGCTGGTCAGCTCGGCCGTATAGTCGGCGCGTACGGCGCCCAGCGACATTACCTGCTGGCCGATCGCATCCCATACGGTTTCGGTGCCGCGAAGCAGTGTGAGGTTATCCAGCATCTCGCCGAGCTTGCCGCTGCTGCCGTTACCTTCGACTGCCTTACCCCCTACCAGGGTGGGAAGGGATTCGCGGGCGATGATGCGCCGGCCCGGTGCTTTTTCCCACGTGGCCGCCAACTCTTTCCCGACCCAGGCCATGAACGCGGATTTTTTCAGGCGCTGTTTGCGGCGGCTGTCCCATACGTCGGTTGATCCGTAGATCAGCTGGAAGTGTGCGAGCAGGACTTCCAGCGTCGGCGCGCGCATGTCGCCCTGGATATCCTGCGGCTCGCTCGCTGAAGGTACATCCGGCATTGGCGCGTCGTCGAGGTATGCGGGCGGCTCGTCGGCGGCCTGTTCCTGATTAACGGCATCGGTAACCATGAGGGCGCGGGAGCGCGCCGCCAACACCTGCTCGCGTACGACGTCGAGCGATTCAGCCAGGTACAGGTCGTTGAAGTCGGATTCTTTGCTGTCGTCGGCTCGGGCCGCGAACACCGGGATCACCACCGATGCATTACCCACCGCACGCGCGGCGGCACGCGATCGCGACACGCCCGCGTTTTCGAACTTGGTCAACTGGACGCGTCGGCCCGAGCGAATATCGGCCTCGATGTATGGCGTTCCGGTCTGGTCTTCACGCCAGGTGGCGCGCACGCGCACGACGTCGCCACCGGCAGACGTCAGTTCGACGTCGTTGCCATCGACGACAGGCATCCACTCGGTGTCAAATTCGTTGAGCAGGAATTCGCCCAGGCGCGCGACCAGACGCATGTCGTCGTCGGCCAGCAGGAGCAGATGGGCATCCGGGAAGTCGGCGCGCAGCTGCTTGGCCACGTGCAGCAGATTGCCGGCGTTGAAAGCCACCATAACGGGTATGTCGAATTCGGTCGCCATGCGCACCGTTTCGCACGTGGCATAGCCTTCACCGACCGCGATCAACGTGGCGCCATTGGTGCGACCGAGCAGGCAAGCGCCCCCGATCATGTCGATGCCGCTGCTGAACCGTTTTTCTCCGTCCGGCTGAATGCGCTGCAGGCCGACAAGGTTGGCGGTGCCGTTGGCGTACTTGCATACCGGAACCAGCAACACGCCGTCCGCGTCGACGCGCGTCTTCTCGCCACCGACCCGCTTGCGCGCCAGGTAGGCTGAAGGCTCATCGCTGTCTGCGGCTGCCGCCCAGGCTTGGCGCCCGCGATTCGCCGCCATCTCGGCTTTGCGCTGTTTGCGCTCGGCCTCGGCGCGCTCGTACGCGGCTTGCTTGCGCTCGGCTTCCGCCCGCTCTTCAGGCGAGACGCCGGCCCAATCCATCTTGACCGTGATCGAGTTCGGGTTCTGGCCTTGCCAAATGCCGAATGCCCCGGTCACCACTTCCCGCCCCGAATCCAACTTCAATTCGCGCAGCAGATACCAGGCCTTCTTTTTTGGGCCGAAGCGGTGGGCTTTGCCGTCCAGGACTGGATGGCCCTGCGGCAGCGCTGGCAGACCAGCCGCCACCATCTGGTCGATGACCTGGTCACGCGTCAGCATCGTTTTCTCCAATCACTGTACGCACTTCTTCCAGAACGCGCTGAAGGTGCGCGAGGATCCGCGCTTTTTCACCCGGACTACGCTGGGCGCCAAGTGCTTCGGAGCAGAGCTCCCATTGCGCCGGTGAGACTGGGGCGGTAAGTTGAGGCTTAGCTGTCATTGGCGTGGTTCGAAGCGGCGCTAGTCGGAATCGGCCGGCAGTAAATCTGAAACATCAGGGCCATCAGTTCCTGCATCGTCTTGTGCATTTCCTGGGCGATATCCTCCAGGTCGGCGCGCTCGCGGCGGTCGATTTCGCCGTCCTTGGTCGCCTCGGTGTAGGTTGCGGACAGACGCCCGAGTTCGGTGTACAGCTCATGGAACTTCCCATGCAACTGCTCACCGGTGACGCCCTCCCCTTCTGGCAACTGGATGAACACGCCACCCGACTGAGCAGCGACAGCCTGTGCGAAATGCGTTGTGCCAGAGAGGGCTTGGATCAACAGCGCCGTTTCAACGCGCATGCCTTGACCCTTGACCTCGTACACCCGTGCTTCAAGGCCTGTTCGCGTGAGGTTGATGGAAGCAGCTGTGCCGTTCCACCCGCGAACCTTAATCATTTCTTGATAAGCGGACAATAAATCCACAGTGTTTCCTTCCATTCCTTGGGTGTTGCAAAGTGCTTAAGACAAGTAGTCTTGTGCAACCTTGCCAACAAACTATTTCCTATGTGCAACTTAGAGACCGAACAAGAGCTCCACCTCCCTGCTGGAGATGACACCTTGGCTATGGAATTGATTCTGTATGTGAGAAGCGGCGCTCTTTTGAAGCTACGGGCGCATCTCACCTCGACGGGGGTGACGTGGACCTATGAACTGGGTTCAGCGCTCGATTCAGCGCTCGACTCCAAGGCTGGCTCCGTCGCCACTCCATGAATCTTCGCTAGCTGCTGCAGGCCGCTGACGACGGCATAGGACGGGCGCTTAATTCCAGCCTTGCCCGCCTCCATGTCGCTGATCGACGTTTGCCCAAGACCCACCGCGCTACCGATTTGCGTCTGGGTCAACCCGGCCTTACGAAGGCTCGAAATCGTATGAGGAATGTCCATGGAAGACATTATGGGAACACCGGTATTTTCTGTCAACCGGAATTCCGGTTTAATGCTGCGGGATAATATCGGTATGTCGATAGGAGCTAGAATTAAGCAGGCTCGCGCCGCAGCGAAGATGACTCAAATTGAGTTGGCGGCGCGCAGTGGCCTCAAACAAAGTACGATTTCTGACCTTGAGGTCGGGAAATCGCAAGGGACAACTACTGTTGCGTCTCTCGCCGCTGCATTGGGTGTCAGCCCATTATGGCTGGAGACAGGCAAGGGGCCGGTGGTACTTGAGCTAGGCGCGGCTGCTACGGATAAGGGTCTCGACACACCGTTTTTGAAGAGCCCAGTAAACATCCGGATTGGAGACGAGCCTCAAACCGTCCCCATCCGCAAGGTCAAGCTCAAGCTGCAGGCAGGTGTTGTTGGATTCGAGACAGAACCCATACTAGAAGACGGTGGGGTACTCCATATGCCCCTCGCACTTATCGAGCAAAATCAGCTTGTTCCGCACATGCTGTTGGCCTTCCATGTCAAAGGATGCAGCATGGAACCTATGCTGTTCGAAGATGATTTAGTAGTCATCAACACTGCTGACAGAGAGCCTCGTAGCCGAGAGCTGTACGCAGTGAACTTTAACGGCGAAGCCTGTGTCAAGCAGTTACTGCTAGTTGGCGGTCAATGGTATTTGAATTCATTGAATCCAGATGTGGGACGCGTAAACGTGCGCAGCGGGCAATGCGACATTGTGGGCCGAGTTGTTTATCAACCTGGTCGGATGGTTACTGGGAGGCTCTAGATCTTGCGGAAGGCGATTCTGATTCTTATTTTTGCAGGCCTGGTGATTTCGGCTTTCTCCCCGGATAAGTCCGATGTGATTTCTCAGGCAGAACCGCCGACGAAGGAAGAGCTTGCTAAGCGGGCGGAGGAAGCCGCACGTGACAATCGCCTGACGAAGGCCATGCACGCTGGACGCGCTATTAAGAACTCTCTGCGAGATCCAGATTCGCTCAAGTGGCAGACTATTCGTGCAAACGATGACGCAACGGTCCTTTGCTATGTCTATCGAGCCCGAAACGGGTTCGGCGGGATGAATATAGAGCATGCTGCTGTTGTGGGAACTTTGATTAGCACATCATCAAAGGTATGGAAACGGAACTGCCAGGACAAGAAACTGCATGACGTTACAGGTGCCCAGCACGGCATCTAACTAGGCCCGTCCCAAGCAGCTCGCTACGGCGGGCTTTTTTTTCGACAAAAATATGGGAATACCGGTTGACTAAGAATACCGGAATCCCCATAATTGCCTCATCAACCTTGATGAGGCGCACATGAAGATCTTCCGCGTAGTCGTCCGCACTGCCCATATCGACCACCCCATGGTCATCCCGGCGTCCTCCGCCGGCGAAGCTGCCGAGCGGGCTGCAACTGAATTTGGTGACGTCCCTTGCGGCATTACCGTAAGAGGGGAGCTCTGGGCATGACCACCGCTACCGTCCCAACCGTGTGGCCGAAGTCTGGCAACGACCTGGTCGATCGCCTCATGAAGAACGCATTCGACCGCCCTCGCGATCCGCGAAGCTATCCCTACAAGCTCGGAGTGTTCAGCCTGCTTGCCAGTCGCGTCACCAGCACCCAACTTTCTCGTCCCTATGCGCCGGGCACGGTGGACTGTGACGCCTTCTATGCTGGCGTGGATGAAGGCAAGCTGATTTGGTCACGCCACCGGGCAGAGGCTGCTCAATGATGTCCGCATCCGCCTTTCGCGACGCGATCAAGCGCTGCGCCGCCAATGCCAGCAAGGACGCCCCTGCAGACGAAGAACGCCGTTTGGCGAACTTCGTCGCGCGGCTCTCGGCCTCGATGGAATCCCTCGGCGACCACGAGCTCGACGCGATGCTGTGGGGGCTGCTGGACTGCCCCGCGCCGATGCGGATCGAGCCGGCGCGCCCGCTGATGTCGATCCAGGCAGCGTGACATGGGCTTCCTCACCCTCTACCGCTACTACCGCTTCATCGGCAAGCCGCTCCTCCAGGCATTGCGTCTGGCGCGGCACCACCGGATGCACCGGAGCTGACCATGCACCGCATCTCGCCAGACCGCGCTGCCCTCGAAGTCGCGCACCGCGCGCTCCGCACCGACGCCGGCCTGGACGAGATGCTCACCCACCCCGCCCTCAAGATCATCTTGGAGGCCGTCGCCCGCCGGCACATGCAGCGCCGTACGAGGATCGACGTGAAGAAGCTGCAGGCCAACGACCACGACTAAATCACTAGGAGCAGCATGGACAACCAACACAAGAAGATCAAAGGCTACCGCGACCTGTCTCAGGAAGAAATCGACCTGATGAACGAGATCAAGGCCAAGGGCGAAGAACTGCGCGCTTTGGTGGCGAAGGTCGAGGCCGTGGTCGCACAAGCCGACGCGCCAGAACCAGGTATCGCTCACGAAGCCGACTCCCCGCTCTACTGGTTGCGGCACGCCGAAAGCTCGTATCGCTGCGCGACGATGTTCGCGGTTCGCGCGATTGCCCAGCCAACCTCCTATTAACAGGAGAGCGTGAACATGGAACCGTTCGTTTCGCTCAAGGTCGCCGCCGAGAAGAAGATTCACGGCGACGACGTCTCGAAAGTGACTTCTTTCGCCGTTGCCCCCCACCTCCTGGAGATCGAGGAAGGGTTCAACGCCCGCCCTCTGAACCCGGACCACGTGGCCGAGATGTCGCTGGCAATGCGCAACGGCGCCACGTTCCCGCCGCTGGAGGTGCGCGTAGATGATGGTCACATCCTGATCGTTGACGGCCACCACCGCCACGCCGCGGCGCTCAAGGCGATCGCCGAGGGCTTCGAGATCAAGGCACTGGACTGCCGCCACTTTCGCGGCAACGACGCCGACCGCGTCGCGCACATGCTCAATAGCGCGTCCGGCTTGGCGCTAACGCCGCTGCAGCTCGGCATCCAGTACCGCAAGCTGATCGGCTTCGGCTGGACCGAGACGCAAATCGCAAATCGCCGCGGCAAGTCCGCCCAGCACGTCAAGGACATGATCCAGCTGGCCGAGGCAAATAGCGACGTGCACCAGCTGGTCAACGCAGGAAAGATTTCCGGCACGGCGGCGCTCAAGGCCGTCAAGCAGCACGGCAGCAAGGCCGGCGCGGTCATCCAGGAGGGCTTGGAGAAGGCGAAGGCCGAAGGCAAGGACAAGGTCACGCCGAAGGCGCTTGCGCGCAGCAGCGGCCCACGCAAGCCGGCAGACAAGTTCATCGTCGCCTGGCTGGTCGCCAACGCGCGCGTGGCGAATATCCCAGCGATGGACGGCTATACGCATCGCACCCTTAGCCTAGCGATTTCGATACCTAAAGAGGTCGCCCACAGCGACGACCTGCACACGCTGCTCGCGAATGCAGCTTCGTATAACACCACCACCTGAAAGGAGCACCATGAACCAGAGCACCATCAGCACCGGCTCGCGCGTCAAGTTCGACAGCGAAGCTGGCCCGCAAACCGGCACCGTCCAGGATATCAAGACTGACCTCGGCAACGGCGCCAAGGTTGCGTTCATCCGCGTCGCCGGCACCCTGGACGGCGCGCCGTGGCGCATCCCCGTCAACGAGTTGCAGCAGTTGGAGGCGGCATGAGCACCAAGGCATTCGCCCTCTTCCTCCAAGAGCTGCGCGATGGCCGCGCCCACACCGAGCTGACGGCCACGCTGGCCGAGCTGCTGGCGGCCGTCAAGGACACCGGCAAGGCCGGCGAAATCACCCTGAAGATCAAGGTGAAGCCGGCCAGCCGCGGTTCGGACGTCGACAAGGTCACGATCACCGACGCCATCGTCGCGAAGCTGCCGATGCCTGAGCGCGGCGAAGACTTCTTCTGGCTCACCGACGACAACAATCTGTCCCGCAACCACCCGCGTCAGCATTCGCTCGAACTGCGCGAAGCGACGCCATCTCAACCGCAACACTTCAAGGAAGCCTGAACGTGAACGACACCCAAACCAGTTCGACCGGCATAGCCGGCACCGTCATCGCAAGCACCATCGAGCACGCCCACTTCGACGCCAGCACGATCGGGAAGATCGGCGCCCTGTCGGTGGCCGCCAGCGCCGGCCAGAAGATCGAAGGAACCACCCACCTGGTTATCCCGGAAGGCTTCAAGCACGTCGACCTGACCGCTGCCATCGAAAAGGCCGGCGCAGCCCCCATCCGCAAGACTGGTACGGTGCACCTGGGCGATCTGCCCAGCTTCAATGTCTACGTCGCCGATCAGGGCGCACCCGTCGACACGTACATCTACGCGGACCCGGACAACCGCACGCTCACTGCCGTGCTCAACGAACACGTGAAGTCACAACGGGCCACCGGCTGGCGCGACCACCGCGCCGTGTACAAGGCCGAGCTGAGCCGCGAGTTCACTACTTGGCTGAACTTCAACAAGAAGCCGATGGAACAAGAAGAGTTCGCTATCTTCCTCGAAGACAATATCGCTGATGTGGTCGAACCATCGGGCGAAACCCTGCTGCAGATCGCGCTGACCCTCCAGGCCAAGACCGAAGTGAACTTCAGCAGCCACAAACGACTGGAAAACGGCCAGGTGCAGTTCGCCTACAGCGAGACGGTCGATGCCCGCGCCGGCACCGGCACCGGCATGATCGAAATCCCGCGCGAGTTCACCATCGGCCTGCGTCTGTTCAAGAACGGCGACGGCTACAAGATCCGCGCCCGCCTGAAGTACCGTCTGGGCGGCGGCAAGCTGAAGTTCTGGTACGAGCTGGACCGCGCCGACAACGCGATCGAGGACGCCTTCCAGGCGTACGTCAACCAGGCGCGCGAGAACGGTTTCACCGTCCTCATCGGCAAGCCGTAAGCGAGCAGCTGCCATGCCAAGATTTCATCGCCCTACCGCGTTCCAGCCCAAGGCCAACGTGCCGATGGTGACCGAAACCCGCGACCGACTCGCGACTGAGATCCGCATGGCGGCCGAGGTGCTGGCCGCGCGTCCAACCGTCGACGCGTACAACACGATGTCGAAGATGCTGGCCGCGCTGAGCCGCGCCGGCATGCGGCAGGCGCTGCTCGAACCCGGCACCGCGCTGATGAACCGCATCTGCGACCGCTATGAGGCAAACGGGACGATCACCGTGGAGCGCGAGGAGGCCGCAGGCCTGCGCCAGGTGGCCGCCAACGTCGACGCCGCGCTGCACCGCCTGCCGCTGCAGCGCTTCAACCGGGCTGTGGCCGAGGTCGAAGCATTCTTCGCTGTGGTCGAACCAACCCCCAACGAACAATAGAACATGAAGCGTGACGCATTCACCCTGTCGCTGGGCTTCGGCCATGAGCGCATCGCAGATAACTTCGCCGGCGGCGGTGGCGCCAGCGAGGCAATCCGCCAAGCCTTCGGCCGCGATCCAGACATCGCCATTAACCATTGTGGCGAGGCGCTGACGATGCATGCAGCGAACCACCCGACCACCCGCCATATTCGCGAGGATGTCTTTCTGGTCGACCCGCTGCGCGAGATCGGTGATGGCCCGCTCGGCGCGGCATGGTTTTCTCCGACCTGCACTCACTTCTCCAGGGCCAAGGGTTTCAACATCCTTGACCAGACCACCCGCGGCCTCGCCTGGGTCGTGCTCAAGTGGGGCGTGCAGCTGGCGCCGCGCCTGATCTTCTTGGAGAACGTGGAAGAGTTCATGACCTGGGGACCACTGGACGACAAGGGGCGCCCGATCAAGGAGCACAAGGGCCGTACCTTCCAGGCTTTCGTGCTTGCTCTGACCACTGGCCTGCCCAAGGATCACCCGGACCTGCCCGAGATCCGCGCCACGCTGGGCGAACAGTTCCCAATCGACCGTATCTTCGCCGGCCTCGGCTACAAGGTCGAATGGCGAGTACTGCGCGCGTGCGACTTTGGCGCCGGGACCATCCGCAAGCGCCTGTTCATGGTCATGCGTCGCGACGGCATCGCCATTCGCTGGCCGGAGCCGACCCATGGCGATCCGAACTCGAAGGAAGTCAAGGCCGGCAAGCTGCTGCCGTTCGTGACCGCCGCAGACTGCATTGATTGGTCGATCCCCTGCCGGTCGATCTTCGACCGCAAGAAGCCACTCGCCGATGCGACGCTGCGGCGCGTGGGCCGGGGCTTCGAACGCTATGTCAAGGATGCACCGCGCCCCTTTATAGTGGGATGCGGAGGAGCCGCCTATGCGGGCAAACCGGTCTCGACGGAGCAGCCGATGGGCACGTTGACTACCGAGAACCATCGCGCAATCGTCGTACCGTCGCTCGTTCAGTACTACAAAAGCGGCAGTCAAAACGTCGCGATCGACCGTCCCGCACCGACCGTTGTGACGAAGGATCGAGTCGGGGTCACCTGCGCCTACCTGGCGAAGCACTACGGAGGAGTCGTTGGCGCCAGTGTCGAGCAGCCTGCACCGACCGTCACAACAACTGACCACACCTCGTTGGTGACGGCGCACCTGGTCGGAATCGACAACAAGAGCAACGGCGATCGGGACGTCTGGGATGTGGGCCGGCCGCTCGGCACCGTCGTCACGGAGAACCGCCATGCGGTCGTGACCAGCAACCTGGTGAAGCTGCGCGGCACCAGCATCGCGGCGGCGACAAACGAGCCGCTGGGCACCGTCAGCGCCGGCGGAACGCACCATGCCGAGATGCGCACCACGCTTGCCCAACCTGGCCAGGCGGAAGAGCGCAGAGAAAAAGTCCGGGCGTTCCTGCGTCAGTACTGCCCGAGCCTGAAGGATGCAGAGCAGCCCGAGCTGGTGACCATCAACGGCGAAGTGATGGAAGTCGTCGACATCGGCCTGCGCATGCTTGTTCCCCGCGAACTCGCGAACGCACAGGGCTTCCCCCGCGACTATAAGCTGGATCCACTGCATACGAAGATCAACGCGTACGGCAAGGTCGTCACCAAGCCGCTCACCACGTCGGCGCAGGTCCGGATGATCGGCAACAGCGTCTCTCCGCCGCCGGCCCGTGCCACGATCTTGGCGAACATCGCGCACGAACAACAGTTTGCGAGGGCGGCATGAGCAGCTGGGGAGCCCCAAGCAGGATCAGCACCGACCTGTACCGCGAACGTACCGCGGCCGAGCCGCCAGTTTCGCTTCGCCGCAAGAGGTGCGCATGCGGCAAGGTGGTGACGGCGAAGCAGCTGGTGCAGTACCGCGCATGCATAGCCTGCGTGCGCGTCGCCGCCACACAGGTCAAGGATGCAGCATGACTGGGCCTGTAGTGATCGAACACGACCGGCCGCTCGATGAGCCAGGCTACCGACACCACTTGCTTCTGCTGAAGTCCATGCACTGCGCGCGCCCGGTCCTTTACCAAGGCCTCAACCATTTCATCAGCTGCCTGACCATGAACCGAGATGGTGGTGGCATCTCGATGACGGTCTACCTGGCGGGTAAGCGTGAAGGCTTCGACAGCAGCGAAATTCAGATCAACCACGCCTCAAAAGAAAGGACCTCAGCGTGACCAAATTAACACTGCAGGCGCTGCGCGACTTGGTGGCCGATGACTCTTTTGCCACTGGCTTTCAATCGCTTGCACAATACCGCGGTGCTCTTCTTCGACAGTTCGATACGTTGATCGAGAGCCCTGCCGCACCTTCCATCTCCCACAGAGGAGTAGACGAGAAGGACGGTGCAGCATGCTAATCCAGATTTCCGATAGCTGCCATGTAGCGGTTGATCAGATTGAAGAAGTGAGCGCTAAAGACTATGACCGGGGTATCTTCATTCGCATGAAGAACGGCATCGAGCACCACTTGGGCAACGACTACCGGAGGAGCAGCTACGAGACCCAGCGGCGGTTGGTGAGCGAAATTAACAGGGCGCTGGACAGGAACAGCCCAGCCATCTGTGCTGCTCAGGAAGGAGATGGAACATGACGCGATACCTCAATGCCCCCGAGCTGGCCGAGTTGATCGGATGCTCGCCGCACAGCTTTGCCTGCATGCGGCGCTACTTGACGCGAAACAACTGGCCGTTCGAACCAAATCTACGTGGCTTCCCCCAAGTCAGCAGGGAGTACCATGACGCGCGCATGGCGGGCAGCGCGCCGGCGACCATGATCGAAGACCAGGGCGCCGAACCCGATTTTAGTATGTTCGAGGCAGCATGATAGGAAGAAGGAAGTCGCCGGACGGGATGCCGTTTCGGCTCTATGAGCGCGTCGGCAAGTTTAAGGTCAGTTATGGCTACAAGCTCCCGGATGGGACTTGGGCGTTTCGCCTGACCGCACCCGCGGACGATGCTGCAGCGCGCGCGCGCATCCGTACCGAAGCGATCGACCGCGCGAACGTGCTGAACGGCGCGCCAGTGCAAGGCGGAGAAACTGAAGCCCTTTTCAGGCGGTACTTCGCCTGGCAGCGCGGCCTGCCGCTGGACAGCGAGGAACGGAAAGCCGAGAGCACGCTGGACGAGAACGAACACAACGAAGCGAAGCGCCTGCTCAAAACCTTCGGCAAGGTCCGCCCTGCGGTGATCAAGCCTGTCCACATCTACAAGTATCTCGACGGCCGCGCTGCCGAGGGCGCGCCGGCCAAGGCGAACAAAGAGGTCGCACTCTTGTCGGCGGTTCTCGAGTTCGGCCGCAGGAAGGGTGTCTTGGAGGTGAACCCGTGCCGAGACATCAAATACAACAAGACACGGCCTGACACCAGGTATGTCACGCCTGCCGAGCTCGACCTGGTAATCCGCACCGCCCGGGAACGAGGCGGAATGTATGTAGTCGCTGCGCTATGTCTACGCGCCGCCTATCTCACGGTCAGCCGGCCGGACGAGATGCGCCAGGTAATGCGCCAGGCCATTAAGGCCGACGGAATGGAGATGGCCGTCGGCAAGCGGAAGAAGGGACAGGCGCAGAAGTTCAAGCTCATCGAATGGTCGACCGAACTGCGTGCGGTGATCGACGAGGCGCTGGCATTGCAGCGGACGACGAGCATCTATGTGTTCGGCAACAGCGATGGACAGCCCTACACGACGAGCGGCTGGAACACCAACCTGCGCCGCCTGATGGAGCACGCGCGTAAGAAGGCAGAGAAGGAGCAAATCGAGTTTTCCCGATTCACACTCAAGGACATGCGACCGGCGGCCGTGACCGACCGCGTAGACGACGGGGACGAAACCATTACGAATGCTACCGGACACAGCAGCGATCGCATGGTGCGGCAAGTGTACGACAGGCGCAAAAAGAAAGCGGCGAGAGCCACCGAGTAA